TTAATTATAAATATCAACCCAACAAAAGAAGAATATAATTTAACAAACTAATTAATTTTTGACATCTTAGACCGAATAACCTAATTATTAATATACAATTACCAAATATTCTGTTTCAAGATTTAACTAAAAGGTGGCTTAAAGCTGCCTTTTTTTTTACCACTAGGACAAAACAATATGACTATAACTAATACAACAATCAAAAGCAGTGCAAGTGGTGACGGCTCAACGTCATCGTTTACATATACTTTTCCAATAAACTCAACATCTGAGCTGAGTGTTATTATCAAAGCATCAACTGGTGCTGAAACTGTCAAAGATATAACAACTCATTATACCGTTGCTGATGCTGGAGCCACGGGTGGAACTGTAACCTTCACATCTGGGAACATACCAGCTAGTGGTGAAACTGTTGTCCTATTCAGAAACACTACAAAAAACCAGACTGTTGACCTTATTGAAAATGATCCGTTCCTAGCTGAAGGCCTTGAAAACCAATTTGACAATCTGCAAATGCAAATCCAAGAAGTGTCAGAAGCTGTTGATCGTTCATTTAAAGTATCTAAAACAAATGCCATTACAACTAGCTCTATCACTACATCGGCAGCAGATCGTGCTAATAAAATATTATCATTTGATGCATCAGGTAATGTAGAAGCAACTGCATTTACTAACCTTGATACCCTAACTGAAATGACTGACGTAACATTATCCAGCCCAGCTGATAATGAAGTCCTAGCATACGACAGTTCAAGCACACATTTCATAAACCAAACACCAGCAGAAGCTGGTCTGGTATCATTAACTGGTTCTGAAACTCTTACCAACAAAACTCTAACCTCCCCTGTTCTTAATACTGGTGTCTCAGGTACAGCTGTTCTTGATGAAGATAATATGGCATCTGACTCAGCTACTCAATTGGCAACCCAACAATCTATTAAGGCATACGTTGATGCTGTTACAACATCACTCAATGCACAAGACCTGGATGTATCTGATGGATCATCTGCTATTGGAATTGATCTTGATACAGAAACATTAGGCATTTTGGGTGGCACTGGATTAGCTTCATCTGCATCTGGCAACAACGTCACATTATCTGTTGACGCAGCTCAAACTGGAATCACATCAGTAACAAATGCAAGTTTGGTATTAGGTAGAGATGCAGACAATGACATAGATTTTACCACAGACAACCAGATTACATTTAGAGTAAGTGCTAATGATGGTGTGGTATTTAAAGCAAGTGGTGAAATAGAAGCAACAAGCCTTGATATATCAGGTGATGCAGACATTGACGGTACACTAGAAGCTGATGCAATTACAGTTGGTGGTACAGCACTTAATACAGTTATTGCTGGAGTAACAGTTACCAATGCAACTAATGCTGTAAACTCAACTCATGTATCTGTTGCAGACAATGAAAATACTAATGAAGAAAATTTAATAACATTTATAGAAGATGCCTCTGCTACTGGTAATGTTGGATTAGAGTCAGACGGAGACTTTGCATACAACCCAAGTACAGGCACAGTTTCAGCAACAATATTTAAAGGTAACATTGATGCAGTAGATGGTGACTTTGACGGCACATTAGAGGCTGATTCAATTACCGTTGGTGGTACTAACCTCACTGCTATTTATAGTCCTATTGCTGGTGGTTCTAATATTGTAACTACTGGTGCATTAAACAGTGGTTCTATTACATCTGGCTTTGGCAACATTGATAATGGCTCATCTACAATTACAACAACTGGTCAAATTGCAGCTGGCAGTTTAGATATTTCAGGTGACATAGATGTTGATGGTACTACTAACCTTGATGTTGTAGACATTGATGGGGCTGTTGACATGGCATCTACACTACAAGTAGATGGATCTATTACATCTTCTGATGGTATGACAATCACAACTGCTGATAACACAGATACACTTACATTAAAATCAACTGACACAGATGATGATATTGGTCCAAATTTAAGATTATATAGAGCTGTTACTGGTGCAGACAATGATTCACTTGCAACTATTGATTTTGCTGGACAAGATGATGGTGGAGGTCTAACTGATTATGCAAGCATAACTTCACAAATTGTTGATGCTAGTAATACTAATGAAGATGGTAAACTTACATTCAAGGTAATGAATGCTGGTTCTTTAAATCAGATGCTTACAATTAGTGGCCCTGAAACTGTTGTTAATGAAGGCTCTAAAGACCACGACTTCCGAGTAGAGTCTAATGGTAATACTCACATGTTATTCGTTGATGGTGGGAATAATAGAGTAGGTATTGGAACGACTCCAGACTTAGGTGTTGGTTTACACATTAGAACTGCTGATAGTGGAGCTAGTAATGTTGCTAATGCAGATGATTTAGTTATTGAGGGTTCAGGCGTTGCAGGAATTTCTATCTTTACTGGTACATCAAGTGCAGGTCAAATAAATTTTGGTGATAGTGGTGCTAATGAAAGAGGTAAATTATTGTATGACCATAATGGTGACTATATGGCTTTATACGCAAACAGTTCTGAAAGAATGAGAATTGATTCTACTGGTGCAATAACTATGCCACATCAACCCGCGTTTCACGCAGGATTAGCTGCTACAACACAAACTAATCTTCCAACAGGAGTCACCACTTTGGAATACAAAACAGAAAGATTTGACCAGAACGCAGATTTTAATGTTAGCAATTACACTTTTACCGCACCAGTAACAGGTAAATATTTTTTGGCGGCTAATGTTGAAATAACTAGCATTGATAATGCAAATGATTACATGAGAATGGTAATGAACACTTCAAATTTAGATTACTATCAAGGTATTTGGTCTCCTAATCTAGTTTTTAGTTCTGATGGTGGTTATTGGTCTATGCACATGGCTCAATTAGTTGACATGGATGCAAATGATACAGCTTTAATACAAATTCAAATAAACAGTGGTGCTGCTCAAGTAGATATTGTAGGCACTAACGCAAACGTATTTTCAGGATATTTAGTATGTTAACGAAACAATTAACCTTAAAGGAGGTAACACATGGCTGAACATAAAAAAGAAATAACATTAACAGATTTACAACAAAAGATTCTGTCTAATGATTTATATAACGACACAGATAATGCTGGTCTAGATAAATGGGTACAGGACGCAGTTGATGGTAAAATCAGCAACTGTTGGAAACGTATGCAAAGAGAATGGACTGATAAGTTAATGAATGATGATTCATTTACAGATGCTATTCCATCTAACCAAGCAGACTTTGTAGCACTAGTAACAGCTCGTGCTGATTATAAAAATCGTAAAGCTCGTGATGATGCATCAGGAGAATAATATGGAGCTTGATTTCTAATGTCTGAACTAGACAACAAGTTAGCAATCACGGAGATCCGTGGGGAACTTAAACTAATTAATCAAAAATTGGACACTCTGGTGTCAAATCATATTTGGCATTTGAACCGTGATGTTGGAGTCTTAACTAAGATTTTAATAACGGTATCAACAATCTTGTTTTCAGGTGTCGTAACTTTACTAATCAAAACATTTTTTATGTAAATGGCATTGTCCAATACTCGTGGCTTGGTTGCTGAAGCTCTGGCTTTAGCTCACCTTGCAAACGATCCTAACATCCTATGCTTTACAGCTGCATATGGATTAGGCCCCATAGACCTTATTACAATCAATAAGACAACTGGTGAGAGAAGATACTTTGATGTGAAGTATGCATCAAAAAGAAAAAACCATAAACCAACACACAACCCAAACATTAATCGTTGCTTGTCAAAAGCACAACAAGAGCTGCCGTTACTGGTAGAAATATTATATGTCGATACAGATAACAACAAAATTACAATTCAACGAGCATCAAGCTAGATACCCAAACTTTAGTTACGAAGAACTTGCGTGTCAGCATTGTGGCTCAATGGATTTACCACTTGAATTTTTAATAGCTCTACAAGAGTTAAGGGAAGCAGTTGCAAAGCCAATGCAAATTACCAGTGGCTATCGTTGTGCTGAACACCCAATTGAAAAAAAGAAGTCCAGTCCTGGTTACCATAATCGAGGAGCAGTTGATATTGCAGCCCACGGTGAGTTTGCATATCACATTTTAAAAATAGCCCTGTCGGATGATCGTGGCTGGACAGGAATTGGAATTAATGTTCCATCGTTTATTCATTTGGATAGACGTGAAGAACCTACAATATGGAAATACTGATGCAGTGTAAAAACTGTGAACACGAGTGCCATTGTGGAAACAATGGACAATGCAAAGTGTGTGCTTGCTCAATGTGTGAACACAACGCATTAGATGAATTTTGGAAACGATTAGACGAAGATGAAAAGAACTAAAAATTTTACAACTCATACACCAGGGCCAAAAAAGAGAACAAGCATTGGTAAGAGTAAACTATCAAGACCAAAGAACAAACATACAAGAAGAAGATTGGGATTATAATGTTAAATTTATTAATTAAACCACTACTAGGTGTAGCTGGTGAAGTTGTTACCGGCATCGTAGAAACAAAAAAGAAAAAAGCTGAAGTTAAATTAAAAAAAATAGAAGCTGAAGCAGCTCACATGGACAAGATTATAGCTGGCAAAGCTGAGTGGGAAACAGAAGCTGCAAGACAAATGGATGGCTCATGGAAGGATGAACTAAGTTTAGTCGTGCTACTTTTTCCAGCAGTTCTTGTATTCGTTCCTGGTTGCCAAGATTTTGTTAAGAGTGGTTTTATTGCATTGCAAGAGTTACCAGCTTACTACCAAAATCTTTTATATATTGCCATCTCAGCTAGCTTTGGAATTAAGGGGGCTGGTTCTGCAATTAAAATGTTTAAAAAATGATTTGGATCCTAACAGTAATGATGTGGTACGAGGGTGAGCAAACTAGAAATACCTACTTGCAAGATATGCAATTTATATCTGACAGTGCATGCAAACAATATTTGTTTGATAATAAAGTCATGCTTGTTGATAGCTTACTTGAAAAATTTAGAAACTTAGATGGAATGGAAATGAAATCTTTTGAGCATTTTTGTGAAGGCAAGTTTGTAGAACTGGATGAAGTATGAAGATAAGTGAAGATACACCAGTAAGCATGCCAATGAGAAACTTGATTTCTATTGTTGCCTGTGTTGCTGTCGGAGCCTGGTTTGCATTTGGTGTAATCGAGAGATTAAATGTTATAGAAACTGAGCTGCAACTGATGAACCAAGACTTGTTATCTGCAAGCTCACAGAAACCAACGGATCAAGAGCAATACATGTTGCTTGAGTTCTTATCAAAAGAACATGAAAAATTAAAAACAGACGTTGAAAATAAACTGCCTATGATTGACAAGGTAGATATGCACTCACAGTTTTTAGAAGAACGTGTCATTGATTTGGAAACCATAACAGACAAGTTAAGAAATAACGGTACACATGATTGAAGTGGTGTTTGCAATATTAATGATAAGCAATGGACAAGTTATAGAGTATGTACCTACTAACGGTATGGCTGACTGCCTGGAACAGAAACGTATTGTATCTCGACAGATTGGTGAGAATCAAGATGGCATCTCAATACAATGCAAACAAGTCAAAGCAGAGATTGAGATCGACATGGGTGACAGAAAAAGGATTACAAAAATAATAGAATGAATTTACCAGAGAAAGTTATTGGTGTTGCATTATTAGGATTGATGGCACTGATTAGTTGGAACTTAGTATCAACAATAAATCTACAAAAAGAATTGTTAAAGATACAGCACGACCAAAAACACATGCACGAAGATATTGAGGAACAAATAAAAAAGATAATTAAAAAGCTCAAGAAGAAGGCTAACAGATAATAAACTACAATGGCTTATAAGAAATTTCCAAACGTCAAACTTGGAACGTGTGAGCATTGTGGAGCTACAATCAATAGGCATGACTCCTTTGTTGTAAAAGAAATAATGTTTCCCAAAATAAAAAAGATGTATTTATGTCACAATGCTAGAGAACAAGAAGATTGTTTTACTAGACACGAAAAGATCGAATAGATCAAAAACAATTACCACAAAGGTCGTTAATTTATACAACGACAACCCTGATCTTATTCTGTTAAAAAAATCCCCCAAAAACTAAGATTAATTGGCGGTCCCTACGGGATTCGAACCTTTTATTTTGATCAAAAAGATCAATAAAATCAACAAAACCCACAAAAATTATTTTCCCCAACATTATCACTACCTTTAAATTTTCCTAATTTTCCAACATATTTTAAACAAATAAAAATTGTAAGCAACCCAACCCTTCATGTTGACCTAAATGGTATTATAAAATATATTGTATATCAATGATCTTTAAAATCATATTAGGGATAATATATTAATGGCATATACAACATTTCAAGAATACAAAAACAAACACAACAAAACAGCATACAAAGTAATAACACCATACGTTAATGATGAAGGTAAGAAATCATCATTTGTTACAAAATTTGATCCCCACTCACCTACTATGCCAATGGATAAACAAGAGGCAAAAGTAGCTGCAATGTCTTTGGCAGCTCACATTAATAAAGTTGGGCCTAAAGTTTATTTTGATTTAATGCCTTTGTGTGAGGCAGTTGAAACTATTTATAGACCTGAACGTAGAGAACAGCATAAAACAAGTGAACCTAGAAGTTTGACAGAAAAAGAAATGCAGATGGGTTTTTATAATTGTGGAGGCATATACAAAAAGGGCCACAAAAAAGAAGGCCAGACTTATGGATGGATGATACGAACAAGTTTATGGAAACAGCCTATTAAAACTATCAACACTACATCTTGCACAAACATGGTAAGAGAACTGAAACAATTAGGTTGCAAGGATAGTAAAATTACCAGTGTTGTTGATACATTAAAACAAGTTATAAAGATATGTGTGGCATCTGATAAATGCACATTGCAAACCAATCAAATTATTAGTTTTAAAAGAAAGAAAACAAAGAAAGATATAGCAGTACAAATACCAGCTAAAAAAGATATTGATCTTATGATCAGTAAAGCATCACCTTTGTATTCTATTATGTTTTTGTTCATATCATTGACTGGTATGAGGTGGCAAGAGATGTCAGCATTTACCTGGAACAAGATAAGTTGGAACCGTGATATGTTAATTATAGATCACGCAATAAAAGATGGGTATTGCACAAAAGGAACTAAGACGGCAGCTGGTGAACGTGATGTACCCTTAGTTAAAATATTAAAAGATGCTTTGTTAAAATGGAAAGAACACCCATTGTCTGACAAAACAAATGGTGATGATAGTTTTATATTTGGTGATGGAAATGGCAACTACATTCCACATCATAAAACTAATGTGTATTACAAAAGATTAAAAGAAAAATGCAATTTAGATTGGCATGGAGGCATACATTCGTTCAGACATTACTATGCAAGTTTACTGTTTGACTGGCATCGTAAACAAGCAATATCATTGAAGGACATTACATACTACATTGGACATACAGATATTAATTTTACCATGAAAAAGTATGCTAAATGTTTTAATGATGAAGATAAATGGTTTGAACGAGTTGACAAAATAAATGCTTGTTTAGACGAGTTTTAGGGGGTACCCGTAGTATCACCTGGTTTCATTTCGTTAATCCTCGTGCTTCCTAGAAGGTTTTTTTTTGTGCAAGGAGAGCAAAAAACTAGCTCAATGCCTTGATAATTATATTTCCAAGTAAATTTAGTGTGAGTTAATGGACTGAATGTTTTATGGCACAAATCACATTTCAAACTAATCACCAGACAAAATCTTTTCAATTCCTTTGTGGTGTATGAAAAGTTCTCTTACGCAGTTTTGAATGATTCTAAGGTGGCGTATATCTTGTTCTCGATAGTATCGTCTTGATCGTGGATCGTTGTTGCGTCTTACTGGTTTGATAAATTCAGGATGTTTTGACTCCCAAAATCTAATAATCCATTGTGGCTCTTCTAATATCTGTGACACTTCACTAGTGTTATAAAATGTTTTCATATTATTTACTAATTTGTTAATGTAAAAATTCTTTCTTTTTCTATTTTAATTAAATGTTTTTTTCTGTCAGTGTCAGCTGCTTGCCAAGTTCCAATAGGAAACTCTTTCATATATATTTTGTCATCAGGAAAAACAGGTTTATTAAAATCTAATAAAGATAGGTTTTTTTTTAAGTAGTTGCGTGGATAGGAATACCAAAAAGATAAATTGTGTTCCCCTGTAAATTTACCATAACGATTAAAAGTCCATAATCTAAGCTGGCAACACATTTCATCCCATAGCTTTCCATAGGAACATAGTTTTTCTATGGTTAATTTATTTGTATCTTCAATCTCAATTAAAATAAATTGATCTGTGCCACCCTCATCATCAGAACTCCAAAAATGAAAATAACCATCAGGTTGAAACCATATATTGCGTTTTCCATAATCATCCCAATGTAAATAATCCCTGTATGCACCCCTTATTAATTTTTTAAAACCATTTTTAGCAAAAGCTGATTGATATAAAGACGCAACATTATCTCTGGCTAATTTTTCAAAAATGGACATTTTTTTTATTTCTCCAAATATGGATCTTCAAACAAACGATCAATGATAGCACCACGGACCGTTATTGGTGTGCCATCTCCTCTACGCAATGTACGTTCTCTTAATACTGATAGTGCTTGTAATGGATCAGGATATGAATCCAATTGAGCTGTAATATCAAAACCAGCCTCTACTATTGTTGAGTACAACTCAGTTCCCTCTTTCATTTCAGGCCATGGTTTCACAACTCTTAGTTCACCAGTCTCAGGATCTAATTGTATCTCTAAATATATTTTTTGATTGTTGTGGTACAATGGCACTCTACAACATTGTCTCCTATTTGATTTAATCTCAAATTGTTCTGGGTTGCTGTTACTCATAATACTTTTAATGACCTTTTTTTACCTTGTGTTTGTTCTAAAAATCCTCTTTCAATAAGCTGTGAAACATGTGATCGAGCTGCAACTTGCGTTATGCCTACTGCCTTGCCAACCTCTGTTTGTGATGGGCTATATCCGTTGTCTTTAAAAAACTTTTTAATAAAATCTAAAACTTTTTTTTGTTTTGGTGTCATTCAATAACCTTGATTAATTTTTTTAAATACCACTCAGCCTTTTGATAATCCTGGAGTGCATTGCCTTTCATCTCAGCTCGTGAAATGTATTTGTATATTTGGCCCAAGCAATATCCTTTAAACATTTCTGTGGTTAATCCATTTTGTATGACATCAATTGTTTCAATGTCACTGCTTGTGTAATGCTTTGGATGATTAACTGGATCGTGGCTCATAAACTAACCACAACTATGACTATGACAAACAAAGCCATGCCAATTAATTTCCATCCAAAAGGTGATATATATCTCATATAATGTCCTGGGAGGTGGGTAAGGAATAAAGGAATTATGAACGAATCAAAACACCCTACCCACCATAAAAGTTAAAATGGTATTTCATCTCCTTGTGTTGCTTGACTTGGAGCATTAGCCTCACTGAGCTGTATTGATATGCCGTCTTTGTGCTTATCACTTTTCCATGCAGCCATTCGAGCTTTACGTTCAGACCCATCTTTGTTGACAATAGTTATTGGTCCAGTCCAAACTGGAGCTTTATCATTGTCTCTCTTTTCATTTGGAAACAGCATACCGTTTCCCATTTTTACATAATCACTCATATCGTTTTTCCTTCTGTTAATGTTTGTTGAGTTTTAGTGTATAAAGCATCTATGGCTTTCATCTTCTTAGGATTTGAATCTCTCAGACCCTTCAAAAATTCTCTAATTTCAGGCTGGCTCACGACAGCTTTTAATGATTCTGTTTGACTAGCATTTTCAATCTGTTTCATAACACTGTCATAAGTCACTGTCTCTCTTACCAAGGCCAATCCAGTATGATTTTGATTAGACTTTTTTAACAACTCACCATCACTAATAGCTCGTTGCACTTCTTCATAAGAAGAAATCTTATCGTTGGACAACCCAAGGTTGCCTAATGCCCTTCCAATGCAGCTTGTCTCACAATTTTCTAATGCACTTGTTTTATTGACTGGTCCAATTGCTCTAAATTCTTCAGCAGTACCAGTTGCAACTAACTTATCGTCTATAAATATAGATGATCTCATCACAACTCTTGTGGCTGTGTTCTCAACAATCTCTGTATTTATTAAAGCTCGTGTTCCAAAATGCTTACGCATAATCTGTATTCGTGGACCTATTTCTAAATACTTTTTGCCTTTTAAATTAATAGACAACTCGTCTTGCTTTACCATTATTTCATCCATGGCATTGCGTAATAATTTTGTTGCTGATGTTTCTTGTTTCATTGTTCCTCCTATAAGTTGTGTGCTTGTTTAAATAATTCTCTGGCCTTGTGTAAATTTTCTTCCCCTATATCTGCATAAAAACTTTCCCAATCAGGATCGTGAAAACTTAACAATCGTAATGGATCACCCTTGCTGTTTAATATATGTCTATCCCTTAATCGTGCCTGGTTTTTGAGGTATTCAAAGTGATCATTCATGGCATCTACTGTTAGTAAATCACAGTTTGATGAATCAAATATCTTGTGTTCTTTGTCATTAACATAAAACAAGAATGGCCTCTTGTTAGTGCATTTCCAGTAGTATGACGTTTGTCTACAATGATTGATAAGTGGTGCGTCAATCTTTGTTGTGCTGACACTTCTCGTGCCATCTTTTTTTGGTTTCAATAATCGTGGTAATCTTAATTTTTGCTCCCCAAACTTTAAATCATCTTCACCATCTATTCGGCCCAACATACCTACAAAAGTTAAAGGCAAAGTAACATTGCGTTCTGCTATAACTGGTGTGGTAAACCTTATTGATTTCCAAGCTGCAATAGAATTTTTTAAATAATCAGCTGCTAAACCTTTAAATGCTGCATACTTTTCTTTATCTTTTTCATCAGATGGTTTGTAAGCATTCATTTCTTGATCTAACATTTCAAATGCCTGATCTTCAGATATTTTTTTGTTGTTTACTTTTTGGCTATTAAAAGTCCATATTACATCACAGAATACAAGCTGACAAATGTAACCAATTGTTGTGCCAAAAAACATATTGATATTAGTTTTGTTGCGTCTGCGTGTCTCTTGATCAAAAGCTCCGTATAGTAAAGCCCATAACCACATAGGTTGTAATAGTTGGGTAGGTGAGTAATGGTTTATATCTAATTCTATAAACTCTTGAGGTATGATACCTAGCTCTTCGTCTAATGATTTTGGTTTTTGTTGTTCAACCATGCAAATCACTAGATTATATTTGCTAAAACATGTCAATATAAAAGATCATATTGATCTTCTAGATCGTATATAAATGTTTAATTATATGTGTATATAAATACTATTTAATATTAATAGTAATAAATATTTGTTAAAAACTAGGATAAATTGATCTATAAAATCACTAATTTTTAGTGATAAAAAATGATGATATTGTTTTTTGTTAGTAAAAAAAAATGATTATTAATCAATAAATTTAGGCCTTGAAATGACTATATCTAAATGATGAAAATGATTTATGTCTTTTTTTGCAAAGTCAACACATCTTGTATTGTATATATCTGACAAATAAACCATTGGCTCTGTACTCATAACTGGAGTGCTAACACCAGTTAAAAATCCACAATACCAATCTTTATTTTTTTTTAATTGAATCAATATTGGGTGAGACATAGAATCTATCAAAGTATCATTGTTTAAAATTTGTTTTTGTTTAGAAAATAAATGAATAGCTTGTACCTGGTTGCCAAAATATGTGGTTTGTGGGTGAGTTTGATCAGCCCAAACAGCATAATGACTGTCTGTAAACTCGGTTGGACAATAAAACTTAACGATAGATGATTTAAATATTACTCTCATATCATGAGTTGTGCATGGCATAGCATCAATTGTCTTAATTCTATTTTCTGGTATTTGAAAAAAATCAGTCCAATTAAAATTATAATTTGCAGCAATGTCTTGTGCTAATTCTATTGGCATTTTCTTTTTACCTTGCAAAATCCTTAACATGTGTTCCCTTGTGTACCATGGTTTTCTGCCTTGTGAATATGTGACTAATATTTCTTCAATATCTATGTTTCTTGATTCAAGGGTTGGTTTCATTAACCATCCATCTCCTTTATGTATCGTTACGGCATTTTCCATAATATACTTTATCTCCTTTGTTTCATATCCCAAAAACCTTTATGGTCATAAAAGATATTTAACACGATATGATCTTTCATGTCAAATATAAATAAATTATAACCATCTTATAAGTTGTGATCTGAGAGATCAATAAGTATAAGTAAACAATGTACTTATCGAAGTGGATTAATCTAACAAACACTAGCAAAAAAGGACTAGCAGAAAAGCTAGGAAACATAACAGCCACTTCGGTTACTCGATGGACCAAATCAAAACGATTTCCAAAACCACAAGAGCTTATGCGTATTGAAGAAATAACTGAGGGTCTTGTCACTGCAAACGACTTTGTTAAACAATGGAAAGAGCAGAATGGCCAAAAAGAAATTTAACATTGATCAATTCAAATTAGTTCAGGTGCATTTCGAGGATGCTATGGATTATGACACTGGATGGCATGATTTAAAAAAAGTTCAAGCTGCAAAAACAGAGCCAGTTACAAGTGTTGGTTGGATCGTAAATGAAACAGAAAAGCATATTGTTTTGTCAGCAGATTTTTGTAGTGACGGCACCACTGGTAGGGCAATTGCAATACCTAAAGATTGGTGTCAAAAAATAATACCATTAAAAGAGGTTATCAATGGACCCAACTGATGAGTATGGATGGTAAAATTAAAAGTTTTAGATTTATTTTCAGGCATTGGTGGTTTTGCACTAGGGCTAGAAAGCACAGGTTATTTCAAGACAGTACAATTTGTCGAGAACGAAAAGTGGTGTCAACAAATATTAGCCAAGAACTTTCTTGGAGTGCCAATACATGACGACATCAAAACCTACAACACATACCAAGGCGTTGAAGCAGATGTCGTTGTTGGTGGATTCCCTTGTCAGCCCTTCTCGGTTGCTGGCAAAGGAAAAGCCATACAAGACGACAGACATCTGTGGCCAGAAATGTTTAGAGTTATTAGACAAACAAAACCTACCTGGGTCATTGGGGAAAATGTCAGAAATATTGTTAGCATCTCAGACGGCATGGTACTCGAACAAGTGTACCTTGACTTGGAAAGCCAAGGTTACGAAGTCCAATCGTTTATTATACCAGCTTCATCAGTCAACGCACCGCACCAAAGATATAGAACATGGATCATTGGATATAGAACCTCCGACAGAGGGCAATCTATGGAGTACCCCAACAGCTTTCGATCACACAAACATAAAAAATCCGAGGAAGAAATCAACAGGAGGACAGAAACCTCCGTTGCAACAACAAGTACAGATGTGGCCGACACCGACAGCAAGGGATTACAAAGACAACGGGAAATCACCAGCAGAACTTATGAGGAACTCAAAAACTTTGGCAACCCATGCTGGTGGAACACTGAACCCGATGTGGGTAGAATGGTTGATGGGCTACCCAATAGGGTGGACAGACTTAAGGGATTAGGCAATGCAATCGTACCACAAATTGCATATCAAATTGGAATGGCAATAAAAGAGGCAGAAAATGATAGCTGATATTTCATGGCATGAATACCAAATGGCAGCTCAGGTAGGTGTCAGCCGTAAATCACAATCAATTAATCTTGGTCATAAAGATCGTTATGGCTCAGTTTGGAACCCAATTAATGACATAGGATGGTCAGTCGTTAGTGCTGTATCTGAATTGGCCGTTGCTAAATGCCTGAAGATGTATTGGGATGGCTCAGTCAATACCTTCTCACGACCTGATTTAGAGGGCATAGAAGTTAAGGCCCAACTTCATCATAGTATTGATCCTAGTAAGACAAGCAACTTTCTAATTATAAAACCAAATGCAGATGACGAGCTTGTGCATGTCTTAGTCCTTGTTCATTCTAACACACGATACGAGGTTGTTGGATTTATTAAAGGTAAGAACGCAAAGATCACACAGTTTGAACGACAAGTAAAAGATCGGCCACCATTTTATGCCGTACCAATTGATGAACTTACAGATATGAGGATGTTATGATTAAACATTACACAATTACTGCACTAATTTTATTTGTTTTTGTATTGGGTTTATACATTGGACACTATTTTGCGGCCCCAATCCATCACGTTCTTGATGACCAATGGACCGAGATTACAATAGCTCGTGAACAGATAGAATTAATCTGCATTCAAGTAGGCTGTATCTTTGAATAGCCAGGCAAAATGGGGGTGGTTTCTCCGATCTGATGTCAGCCCCAACGGGAAGATCGTTTACCTCTTATTGAGTGAGTATAAGGCCAAATACGGGAGGTGCTATATTCGTCAACAAACCATTGCAAACCAAATTAATATGAACAGAAGAACAGTCGTTCGTGCATTGCGTGAGTTAGAAGATAAACGATTAATTACAAGAAAAAGATTAAAAAGCTCGTGTGAATATTTTTTACATATCAGCTTATTGGACAATGTTCTAAGCCCTCAACAAAGTGATAGGACACAGGAGTCTTATATTAGAAGAGTATATAGTAATACTAATAATACTACTTATAATACTACTAAGAATACTAAGAAGGTGCCAGATTTGTCTCATCTGGGGAAGAATTTAAAGATGAATTATAAGACTGCTGTCCATGACATAAAAAATGGGAGTAGACTAAAAAAAGCGGACCAACTTGTTCACAATAAATTCTTTACTCACATGAAATCACGAGGTGATATGGGTAAGTTTTGGCAACAACTTATTGATGGTGAAATCGAATGGCCTGAAGAACTACCAAAGTTAGGTAAAGCATAATGAAAGTCCTTGGTCATTCTTGGGCTTATTCTTGGTTCCTTGCTCATTCTTGGAAGTTTATCAAATGAGTATCACCTCTGTACAAATAATAGATATGTTTCAAATAGCTTATGATACAGACAAAAAGCTGCCCTCTGTATATAAGCAAGGTGCAAGTTCTATGAGATTTGATATTGTTCATGATAGCTCAGATCATAATCGTTGGAGTAAGCAGCCCATTAAAACAGTTGCTACAAGTCGAGAGATTGAGATATACGAGTTTTGTCTTTTTTACTTAGGCCCATTAATGAGTGTAGATGAGAGAAAACTTGTTTGGGCCAGAACCTTGAACGCCCCCTGGCATTGGATAGGCAAGAATATTCTTCATTGTTCCCGTCATACTGCAAAAAAGAGATATTTAGAAGTTATTCGTATGCTTAGAATGAGAGTGTCAATCAGTGAGGAGCTTATGAAAAAGCTCCCCAGGATTTAATTAACATTATTGACAACTTCATAGGGCTTAAACATTTTTAAGTCTGGTAATTCAGTATATATTTCCATACTCCACTGAGTTCTAAAATCCCACTTATCAACAAAAATTCCTAAATTACACAGCTTACGAAAAGTAGAGCTGCATTTATTATAAAATTTCTCGTTACCGTTTGGAAAATCATGATCTAAAGAATACAATCTAAAATCTAATTCAGCTTTTAAAAAATCATCAACGTATTTTTTATGTTTATTGTTAAATAAATAAACTGTGTTTTTATCACATAAGCCACCAGCAGCTTTATCACCACTACAAGCAACTAAACATAATTGAAAAGCCATGTTATTTGTCCTCCGTTTTGTTTTGTTTTAAAAATTCATTTACTCGATTTTGTGTAAATATGTGACAAGCTAACAAAAAATCATAGTCGTCAGTTTTGTCCTCTTTTAAATCGTCAATGATATAATCAAGATCAAGAATATCAGATAGTTCCTCGATTATATCAATTGCTTCATCAAGTTTGTCTTGCATTGATCTTTGTTTCATTGGTCCTCACTGTTATTTAAAAAATTATCTATTTCTTTTGCTAATTTTGGTTTCTTAGAATAGCAATTTTGACAGACCATCCCTTTATGAAAATCAATATCACAAATGGCAAAATAGCTTTGTGCTATTTCAGTCATTTCTTCATATTCGGTTTCTATGTGATATACTTTTTTGCAAATATCACAGTCATAGTTAGTTTGTTTCATTGGTCCTCCTTTGTTATTTGTTGTTTAATATCGTCATAAATACTTTCTAAGGTGACATCAGAAACATCAAAATTATCCCATTCTTGCCCCTTGTATGTGACGTAAACTTGCACTTCTAATTCATCCATATTAATTTTATTCATTGTTAACCCCCTTTATTAGTTTAATTAGTTCAATGATTAGTTCTTTCGTGCCTAAAATAACTATTAAGACAAAGAAACAGGCCATGGCCCCCAATAGGAATTGTGGGCCTGGGTCTAGGTTTATTGTTGTTAGCAGCTCAACCATTTAAGGCTTCACTATTGTTTAAATTTGTATAAATTAAATTCTCATAATTGACACGACCACCCAAACGATCTAACAAAAACATATGTAAATATTTTGAAGTGGTCCTACTGTAATTATAATATTCTTGATCTAAATAAGTTTCAGCTACACCAAAATTTGAACTGTCATAGATTGTTTTAGCAATTAAAGTTTCATAACTTTGAAAATATTCAACCTTATTGCCTTCTGGTGTTTTAGTTTGAATTATAAATTGATTAGGAACTACATTTCCTTTTGGACTTTTCATATTAATTACTTTCATTGCAACCCCCTTTCAATTGCTCATTAAGTTTTATTAATTTACTTTCTAAGTGGTTTAGCCTTTCAACGTCATCAGTTGAATAGCTTGTATTGTCAAACATCCAATAAATGTCATTGATCTGCTTTTGAACTTGTTTAATTTGTTCGATCATTGTTATTTTCCTCTATTAATGTTCTGATCTCATAGATCATATTGACCACTATGGTCATAATATAATATATGTCAATACCATAATAAAAAAAAATATTGGACATTTTGCCTCGAATAAGCTTTAAATCTTGATATAATTGCAAATCATTGCGTTGATTTAATAAATCATGGTAGGAAGGCCCCAATCTAAAATTTTTTGTGAGAGCCTCACAAGATCATCAAACTATACTAGACAATGTAGGGCCAAGGGCTACTTGATGAAGTCTGGCCATTATCGTTGCAAAAATCATGGCGGATATAGTGATTGGAACGCAAAAACTAATGAAGGCAAGTTTAAGGCCCTTAGAAATTTAAGATCATTAAAACATTTATCAGATGAAAAAATTAGAACTAAATACATCATTGAAAGAGAAAATCCTTGAGCAATTGAGCCTGGGAGTGAATTTAACTAAAATATGTAATGACAAAACCATGCCTAGTTTAACAACTGTTTATAAGTGGTGTAGAGAATATAAAGAGTTTGGTGAGGAAGTTACAGAATGTAGAAGGTTAGGCTGCCAAACATGGCTCGATACTGCAATGAATGAATTAGACAAAAAAGACGTACCACCCAATCAAATACCATTTTTAAGAGAGAAGTTATATATGGCCCGTTGGATGGCTTCTAAATTGTTGGGAGCTTACGGGGACAAGCAAGAGATTAAACAAAGTGGTGACAGTTCATTGACTATTAAATGGGAGGCAAGTCTCCCCCTTTCGGATCATGCACACGCAAGCATTAACGCACATGATGGAGTTCAGAAAGATAATGCTGCAACCCTGGAGGACAAACAACCCTAATATTTAAGGCACGGCCTAACAAATTGACGGGCTTCTATCCCGTAAGCATTATTTTTTGGCAGTTTGCCAGGGGGTACACCCCGAAAAGTCGGCCGCCGTTTATATGTATATATATATCCCCAACTCAAGGTACCTAGATGGATGATGATTTAAAAGATTTAATTGCAATGGTGTTTTACGACAACGGCACAAAGAGTGTGTTCATAAACATCACAGGCTTTAGAAATGCACTGCACGGCAGAGATGTGTCTGATTATATATGCAATCAATTGAACATAGACTTAATGGATCTATACGGTGAACAACCAACAGTACATTAATGCAGTTAATTAACGATGACTGTTTAAATGCTCTAAAAAAAATAAAAGATAAAAGCATTGATTTAATACTTACTGATCCACCTTATGGAACGACACAATGTAAATGGGATAATGTTATTCCATTTGAGCCTATGTGGAATGAGCTTAAAAGAGTAATTAAAGATAATGGTTGTATAGCATTATTTGGAAGTGAGCCATTTAGTAGTGCTTTAAGAATGAGTAATATTGAAAACTTTAAATATGATTGGGTTTGGGATAAAGTTCAGCCTACGGGTATGCCTTTGGTTAAAAAAATGCCTATGAAACAACACGAAATAGTTTCCATCTTTTATTCAAAACAACCAACATATAATAGACAGATGACAGATAGACCACCAAAAGATGTAAGAGTCAATGCAGTAAAAAATAAACTTAATCAAAAGACAAATAAAGGCTATAATCATAATGGCACTATTATTTGCAAATATGCTAATGATTATGACCCAACTAAGGTAAACCCTAAAAGCATAATTACTTTTTCAAAACAGCCAAAAAGGATTAAAAATATACACCCAACACAAAAACCAGTGGCTTTATTAGAATACCTTATTAAAACTTATACTAATGCAAACGATAAAGTTTTAGATTTTACAATGGGTAGTGGTTCAACTGGAGTTGCTTGTAAGAATACAAACAGAAATTTTATAGGCATAGAACTAGACAAAGACTATTTTGATATAGCTCAACAAAGAATTGAAAATGCAAATAACTATTCCTTACAGCCCAAGAGAGCTGCAACAAGAGATACACACAAACTTAGCTAAATACAGATGGGCCGTACTATCTATACATAGACGAGCTGGCAAATCTGTATTGTGTATAAACGAGCTAATAAAACGTGCTTTAACAAACACCATGTGGAACCCACGGTACGCATACATCGGCCCAACTTATAAACAAACAAAGTCAATTATATTTGACTATTTAAAATTTTATGCTGGTGTCATACCTGGAACGAAGTTTAACGAACAAGAACTTAGTTGTTTGTTTCCAACGGGTGCCAAAATTACACTTCTTGGATCTGAAAATCCAGACAGCTTGAGGGGTAATTATTATGATGGAATCATTGTTGATGAGTATGCACAGGTCAATCCAAGATTATTTCCTGAAATAATTCGACCAGCATTATCTGACCGAAAAGGTTTCTGTTACTTTGTGGGAACACCACAAGGTATGAGCAATGATTTCTATGCCAAGTACCAGCACGGACTGAAAGATAAGACCTGGTACACAAAGATTGCTAAAGCATCTGAGACTGGCATAGTTGATCAGGAAGAACTAGATGCAGCCCTAGATTTGATGGGGCAAAAAAAGTACAGGCAAGAGTTTGAATGTGATTGGGTTGCTTCAATAGAAGGTGCCATATACGGAGATGTCATAGAAAAAATAGAACAAAAAGGACAAGTAGGTCGTGTACCTTATGATGCTACCTACCCCGTATCAACGGCTTGGGATATAGGAATATCAGACAAAACAACGATTATATTTTTTCAACAAGTTGGAAGATCAATACAAATTATAGATTATTACGAAAGCAGTAATGAAGGACTGCCACACTACATCAGTGTGATTAACAAGAAAGATTACGTTTACAAGGATCATTATGGGCCTCACGACCTAGAACAACGTGAGTTTACAAATGGAAAATCAAGGCGTGAGATTGCATACGAACTTGGTTTACGATTTAAGATAGTACCAAAACTTAGTATAGAGGATGGGCTGCACTATACGCAGTTGCTACTCAATAGATGCTGGATAGACATGGATAGTTGTAAGAAACTGTTAGATGCCTTGAGGAACTATCACCGTAAGTTTAATGACACCTTGCAAACCTTTAATGCAAAGCCCGTACATGACTGGAGTTCACACGCAGCAGATAGCATGAGAACACTAGCTGTTGGCTTGCAAGAATTAAAAAACGAAGAGCAAATACCACAACAATTTGCTGACAATAACTACAACCCGTTAGGAATACAATGAGTAGAATATTAAGCCCCAAAATGAATATGCCACCTCCCCCAAAACAAGTTATACCGTTGACACCCATTGGATCTGTTGCAAAAGAAGATCCTGATGCACAACGAAAAAGACGTGGCAAAAAAGCAACCATACTGACATCAAACAGTGGATTACAAAACAAAGATGAAGATTCATATAAACCATCATTACTAGGATAATACTATGGCTAAACCAGGACTTTATGCAAACATACATGCAAAACGAAAAAGAATTGCAGCTGGATCAGGTGAGAAAATGAGAAAAGTAGGATCACCAGGTTCACCAACTGCTGCTAATTTTAAACGAGCTGCAAAGACTGCAAAGAAACCAAAGAAAACTTTATTAGGATAATAGCATGAAAAAACCATTAAAAGGCAAACAAAAAAAACTTGATGCAAATAAAAACAACAGAATAGATAAACAAGACTTTGTGCTATTAAGAAAAAAACCAAAGAAAACATTATTAGGATAAGGAGAATATTATGGCACCAATGGGCAAAGGAACATACGGATCTACTAAAGGTAGACCACCAGTAAAAAAGAAAAAGAAAAAAAAGAATAAATAAAAATGGCTCTAAAAAAACATCAGAGTCCTTCTGGTGGATTAAACGCAGCTGGTAGAAAACATTTTGGAGTTAAAGCTCCAGTAAACAAAGGAACTAATCCAAGACGTGTTTCATTTGCAGCACGGTTTGCTGGAATGAAAGGGGCTATGAAAAAACCAGATGGTAGTCCTACACGAAAAGCATTGGCATTAAAAAAATGGGGTTTCGGTAGTGTTGCTGCTGCACGAAACTTTGCAAACAAAAATAAGAAATCATAATTAAGGAGAATACTATGAGTGGAATAATCGGAGGAGGTCGTAACCCAGCACCAGTCAAAATGACACCAACAGTGCAAACGACTAAAACTCAAGACATGGCACAAGATGTCCAGGCTGCTAAGAAAAAGAAAAAGCCAGGACAATCTTCATTGATTGAAACAACATCAATGGGTCTTGGTGGTGACGCACCAACTTACAAGCCCACGCTTTTAAGCTAATATGAAAAACAAAAACGCAGAAATGCTAGTAAACCGTTTTGCTTCATTAAGAACAAATCGGTCAACATGGGAAAGCCATTGGCAAGAAATAGCTGATTACATGTTACCTCGTAAAGCTGACATCACAACACAACGAACTCGTGGTGATAAAAGAACTGAGGTTATATTTGATGGTACAGCTATTCATGCATTAGAACTATTGAGTTCTAGTCTGCACGGTATGTTGACTAACTCAGCTACTCCATGGTTTACATTAGCCTACAAGGATCTTGCATTGTCTGAAAATGATGAGGCTAGAGAATGGTTAGACTCAGTCACTGAGGATATGTATGTTGCTTTCAATCGTTCAAACTTTCAACAAGAAATCCAAGAGCTATACCAAGATTTAATATCCTTTGGTACGTCAGCTATGTTTGTATCAACAGACGAAAAAAATCTAATACGTTTTAACACTAGACACGTTAAAGAAATATTTATTTCTGAAAATGCAAAAGGTGAAGTTGACACAGTGTTTAGACATTTCACAATGAATGCACGATCAGCATTTGAATTATTTGGTGAAGCAGTTGGGCCAGGCATATTTAACAAATATAAAAAAGATTTAGATGCAGATGTAAACATTTTGCATGTGGTTATGCCACGAGATACTTATGATGCATCAAAAGAAGATGCAGCTAACATGCCATTTAAATCATGTTATGTAGATCCTGATGATGTTCACATGATTAACGAAGGTGGTTTCAAAGAGTTTCCATACGTTGTGCCACGTTATCTAAAAGCAAGTTATGAAATTTATGGAAGATCCCCATCCATGAATGCACTCCCTGACGTTAAGATGTTAAACAAAATGTCTGAAGTAACAATCAAAGCTGCACAGAAACAAATAGATCCTCCCCTTATGGTTCCTGATGACGGTTTTATGTTACCAGTCAGAACAGTGCCAGGTGGTTTAAACTTCTACCGTTCAGGATCACGAGATCGTATAGAGCCATTACAGATTGGAGCTAACAATCCAGTTACTGTAAACATGATACAAGATAGACAACTTGCAATACAAAAAACATTTTATGTAGATCAGTTGTTGTTATCTCAAGGTGGTCAAATGACAGCAACAGAAGTATTACAACGTAACGAAGAAAAAATGAGATTACTAGGCCCAGTCTTAGGTCGATTGCAATCAGAACTATTACAGCCCCTTATTGAACGAGTGTTCAATATTTTAATGAGAGCTGATGTGTTTAGACCAATGCCCGATATATTAACCAATCAAACAATAGACATTGAATACGTTAGTCCACTTGCCAAAGCACAGAAATCAGGAGACTTAAATTCTGTAATGCGTGGCATAGAAATCTTTGGATCAATGTCTCAATTTGCACCAGTTTTGGATTACTTAGACTCAGATGGGTTAGTTAAGTATGTCCAAAAAATGTTGGGTTTACCAGCACGGATTATTAAATCTGATGCTGAAGTAGCTCAAGTAAGACAACAACGACAAGAACAACAACAACAAGCTATGGAGCAACAACAAGCAGTTGAAGCAGCACAAGCTGCTGGATCTGCTGCACCGATGCTCAAAGCTGTTGAAGAACAACAATAAGGAGAAACACTATGGCTGATGAGCAACAAAATCAGAACCAAGAAGATCAAGCAAAAGAACAACAAGAAAAGTTAAACGATTTAATTAAAACTTATAAACTTACATTTGAAAGTGAACACGGAGCAACAGTCTTAGAAGATTTACAAAGACGTTGCCATTTGTTTAGCACAACCAATGTTAAAGGTGACTCACATGAGTCTGCTTTTATGGAAGGTCAACGTGCAGCAGTTTTGTTTATTATTCAGATGTTGAATAGGAAAATATAATGGAAGAATTAAAACAATATTTTTTACTATGGTGGAACGCAGATAAGAAAATAAAAATTATCTCAGCTGCTGTCGTATTAATTTTAATTTATTTAATCATAACATAAGGAGACAACTATGTCAGAAGATCAGGTAACGGCTGTCGAAGAACAAAGCCAACCGTCTGAGTCAACTGCAACAGAAACTCCAGTAGTAACAACTGAACAAACAGTTGCAAACTGGAGAGACAGTTTACCAGAGGAACTAAGAACAAACGCATCACTAGAAAAGTTTAGTGACGTATCAACATTAGCAAAAAGTTACATCAATGCTGAGTCAATGATTGGCAAAGACAAGATGGTAATACCAGGAGCTAATACAACTGAAGATGAATGGAACGACATTTACGATAAATTAGGTAGACCGTCAGATCCCAATGCTTATGAACTAAAAGCAGAACTTGCTGAAGGTGAACAAATTGATGAACAATTGATGAGTAGTTTTAAAGAAACAGCTCACAAACATGGATTGTCACCAGCACAAGCACAAGGACTGCTTGATTATTATAATAGCATATCAAGTCAATCATTGGTTGATTTAGATAACAATGCTGTACTAGCACAAGAACAAAGCCAAAGAGAACTGCGTGAAGAATGGGGCCGAAGTTATGATGACAATCTTAACAAAGCATCAACCGTTGGAAAACAATTCTTTGGTGAAGATGTGTTTGGTATGCAATTAGCAGATGGATCAAAGCTCGGAGATAATCCAGCATTAATTAAAGGTCTATCAAAAATGGCAAGCATAGTATCAGAAGATGTATTTGCTGGAGACAAAGACTCAGCTGCATCAAGTGCTAACATGCAACAACAGATTAACGACTTAACTGCACCTAACAGCCCGTATTGGAACAAGATGGATCCTCAACACGAGGCAACGGTGCAAAAAGTTTTGGCCTTACGATCAATCGTAACTGGCTAACAAGATTTGGAACAACTGGTTTACCAGCTCCAAAAGACAATAGGACAGACTATCAGCTACCAGCTGTAAAATGCAAGACAACCCCACTGGGATAATTGGCTGAAACATTAATCTTAACTTAAACACGAAAGGACTTAATTATGAGTTCAGAAATCACAACTGCGTTTGTCGAACAGTATTCGTCAAATGTAAGTATGCTAGCACAACAAATGGGAAGCCGTTTGCGTGCTGCTGTGGATGTGGAAAACGTAACAGGTAAGAATGCATTTTTTGATCAAGTTGGCGTAACAGCTGCTGTTCAAAGAACATCAAGACATGCAGATACACCTCAGATCGATACACCACACTCACGAAGAAGATTAAGTTTGTCCTCTTACGAATGGGCAGACCTGATTGATGATCAAGACAAAGTAAGAATGTTGATAGATCCAACTTCGAATTATGCTAAGGCTGCTGCTGCGGCCATGGGACGTTCAATGGATGATGTTATCATTTCTGCTTTACAAGGATCAGCACAAGCTGGAGTAGCTGGAGCAACTGCTGTTGCATTACCATCTACATCTAAGTTTGCAACATCTAACCAGTCTGACGGACTAACAATTGCAAAACTAATTGCAGCTAAAAAGTTCTTTGACTTGAATGATGTCGATCCTTCAATTGCCAGATACGTTGTATGTGGAGCAACTCAGATTGCTGATTTACTTGGTACAACTCAAGTAACATCAAGTGATTTTAACACAGTCAAAGCTCTTGCGGCTGGTGATATTGATACTTTTATGGGTTTCAAATTCATCTTGTCTAATAGACTAAACTTTGACGCAACAAATACGGATGACAGACTAGCTTTTGCTTTCAGTCAAGACAGCATTAAATTAGGCGTTGGTAAAGATATCACTGCTAAAATTGATGTTCGTGCTGACAAGTCTTATGCTACACAAGTTTACACTTGTATGGACATAGGTGCTGTAAGAATGCAAGAAACAAAAGTGTTTCAAATTCCGTGTAACGAATAATAGATAGGAGAATATAATTATGGGTACTAAAAACTCAGACTTAGTAGCTAACTTTGAAGCTGCTCCTCAGGTGGCAAATAGTGCTGCTCTTTTACACGGAGTTGTTCGTGTAGCACAGGGTACTATTGCACTTGCTGCTGGAGATTCAGATGACAATGATATTGTTATGCTGGCTCCAATACCAAGTAATGCTGTTATATCTCAACTATTTATTGGTTCAGATACCCTTGGTGGATCGTGTACTTTCAATCTTGGAATCTACACTTCTGCTGGAGTAGTTAAAGACGAAGATGTATTTGCAACTGCCGTAGCTGACGCTGGGGCAATGGCAGATGTTCGTTTTGAAGCTGCTAACATCAACACTGCTGGGCAAAAACTTCACGAATTGGCTGGAGATACAACAGATCCAGGTGGATATTACTATGTGGCTGCAACTATGCAAGCTGCTGGTGGTACTGCTGGTGATATGTCGTTCAACATCAATTACGTTGTTAACTAAGCACTAAGCAAACTATGGGGGTAGTCGTTATGGCTACCCTCATACATTAAGAGATATTTTATATGACATCACAAGTTGACATAGCCAACGGAGCTTTAAATCAAATTGGAGCTTCAACTATTATAAGTCTGTCTGATGACAGCAAAAATGCACGCATGATTAATCAACGATATGACATGGTACGAGACCGTGTGTTTCGTGAACATCCATGGAATTGTTTATTAAAACGTGCAACGATTGCAGCAGACACGGCAACACCTGAGTATGAATATTCATACCAGTACACATTGCCAGCTGATTGTATTCGATTGTTAAAAACATTTGAAATGCAAGATGATGTTGATTTTAAAGTCGAAGGCAGAAAAATTGTTTCTGATGCTGAGACTATGAAGATTTTATATGTGGCAAGAATTACAGATACCACACAATACGACACAAGTTTAATTGAAACACTAACAGCTGCACTAGCAGCAGATATTGCTTATGGCATAACTGGATCAACAACAATGATTCAGATTATGGAAGAACGATATAAAGAAAAATTAAAAGATGCTCGATTTGCAGATGCTACCGAAGGTATGCCAGACGAATTGGACTCTGATTATCCGTTTATTGCATCGAGGTTTTAATGGCTAGATCTGCCTACCCTTACACCAGTTTTACTGGTGGAGAACTGTCTAAAGATTTGGATGGTCGAATTGATTTAGAAAAGTACAAAGTAGGATGTAAGACAATTGAAAATATGATTGTCTATCCTCACGGAGTAGCATCAAGACGACCAGGCACAAAGTTTATTGCCGAAGCCAAACGTGGAACTAATGGTACAGCTCACAGACTTATACCGTTTGAGTTTTCAACGACACAAACATATATGCTTGAGTTTGGTGATGAGTATGTACGTTTTTTTAAAGACAACGGCATCATTACAAAAACTGGTTTAAACATATCAGCTATTACCAAAGCCAATCCAGGTGTAGTGACATCAGCTACTCACGGACTAACAGCTGGTGACTATGTTATATTAGATGGCATAGTTGGCATGACAGAATTAAATGGCCGACAATTTAGGGTTGGCACAGTTGGATCATCAACTACATTTCAACTATTAAATACTGACGGAACTAATTTTAATACAACATCATTAACAACGTATGCATCAGGAGGTGTAGTTTATCCTATTTATGAAGTAACATCACCTTATCCATATAGTGTGTTGCCTGATCTTAAATTTGCACAATCAGCCGATGTTATGTATATCACACATCCATCGTATGCTATTCGTAAACTATCAAGAACTGCACACACATCATGGTCATTTTCAACATCAACATTAACAACTGGAACTGATTTTATTGTATCAGCTATCACACAAGCTAATCCTGGAGTTGTATCTACAATATTAAATAATGGTTTAGTCAAAGGTGATTTTATAAAGTTTGCCAATATTGGTGGCATGACATCATTTAACAGCGGTGTATTTAAAGTTGGTGATTTAAAAAATAAAATTACAATCAGTGGCATTACTAAAGCTGATCCTGGAGTAGTAACTACATCAGCAGCTCATGGTATGATTGAAGGTGATAGTTTTGATATTACAGATGTAGTTGGCATGACACAATTAAATGGCAACAGTTTTAAAGTAGGAGCAATTTCAGGTGGATCAACAACAGCTTTTGTAATTCAAAACGGCAATGGTATTAACATTGATACAACTGATTACACAACATTTGTTTCAGGTACATTAACTGGGCCAGATCAACATTTTGAAGTGCAAGATGAAAATGGCACTAATGTAGATACATCAAGTTTAAGCTCATTTAGTGGATCAACGGGTACAGTTACAAAACTAAACAATCCAGTATTAAACTTAGGCACAAACAACTACCCATCGTGTGTGTCATTTTTTGAACAACGATTGGTCTTTGCAAACACCAATAACAATCCGCAGACGATATGGTTTTCACAGTCTGGTGATTACGAAAACTTTACAGAAGGCACAGATCCAGATGATGCAATGAATTTTACCATTGCTAGTAACAAAGTTAATGCAATACGTTATTTAGCTGCATCACGATCATTATTAATTGGTACAACGGGTGCAGAATTTTTGGTAACAGGATCAGATAGTGTTAATGGACTATCACCTACTAACATTAATATTCGTAAACAATCAGCTTATGGTAGTGCCAACAAAGATGCTATTACAGTTGGCAACCTTGTGTTGTTTATACACCGTGCTAAACGTAAGATACGAGAACTAACATATAACTATGATAGTGATAATTACATTGCACCTGATCTTACGGTATTAGCCGATCACATAACTGATAGCCTTGTTACTGACTTTGCATACCAACAAGAGCCAGCATCTATATTGTGGGTAGTACGAACTGATGGTGTGTTAGCTGGATTAACATATCAACGAACTGAAAATGTTATAGCCTGGCATAGACATATTTTAGGAGGCATGGCTGATACTGGTAAACAATCAGTAACTAAAAAAATACCTTTAACTGTTTCTACTTCAACAGTAAGTGTAGGTGACAATGCAATAACAAAAGCATCTCATGGTTTATCTACGGGTGATGTTGTTAGTTATTATGCAGACTCAGATCCTATTGGTGGATTAAGACAAGATCTGTTTTATTATATTATTGCTGTTGATTCCAATGTGATCCAATTTGCAACAACAGAAGCAAATGCAACTGCTGGTACTGCTGTTGATTTATTATCAGTTGTTTCAGGTAAATCTGTAACACATTATTTATATAAAGAAGTAAACGTAAGAACAAGCACGTTTTGGTCAGCTGCACATGGTTTTGGTGATGGAGATATAATATCTTATACAGCAGAATTGATTGCTGATAAATTTACTGGATTAGAAATAGAAAATCCATACATGACAATAACAGTTGATGGTAACTCTTTTAAATTAATTCATCAATATGATTTTGAAGATTTTAAAAAATCAGGATTAAATTATATTAATACTAACTATGTTGCCGTAGGAACAGTCAGTACGACATCAACAACTCATAAATGGTTAACTAACGCAAAAGTAAAAACCATTGCAACTATACCAACTGATAATGCAGAAGATGAGTTGTATTTGATTGTTGAACGATATGTAAATGGTGCAACTGTTAATTATGTTGAATTTATGACACCGTTTGATTATGGAAACAGTCAAGAAAATGCATTTTATGTTGACAGTGGATTAACGTATTCTGGTGGCAAGACAACATCTATAACTGGATTACATCATTTAGAAGGTGCATTAGTTAATGTATTGGCAGATGGTGCAACACATACAAATGAAACAGTATCATCTAGTGGAATTACACTAAACAATTTAGCAGAAAAAGTGCATGTAGGATTTAATTATAAGTCTGTATTGCAAACCATGAGAATAGAATCAGGTGCAGATGACGGCACAGCTCAAGGCAAAATAAAACGTATTCATGGTGTAACAGTTAGATTAAATGATTCACTTGGATGTAAAGTAGGACCAGATTTAAAAAACTTAGAAACAATACCATTTCGTAATTCATCACTACCAATCTCATCTCCTATCCCATTGTTTACGGGTGATAAGGATGTTGAGTTTAGAGGTGACTATGAAAAAGATGGACATGTAGTTGTCGTGCAAGATCAACCATTACCATTGAACTTAGTAGCATTGTTTCCAAGACTAAATACATTTGATGCATAATTATAGAATTGAACCATTTCAATCAGCACATGCTGATAAAATTATTTCAATTGGTGAATTTGAAAATTCATCAGTAGATTATCCAACAGATGCACTTGAAACAAAAGATGCATGGACAGGTTTTCATAATGATCAACCAATCGTTTGTGGTGGCATCAACCCTATATGGGAAGGTGTTGCTGATGTTTGGATTATTATGAAAAAAGGTTCAAACAAACATAAATTTTTTATGCTAAAAAACATAAAAGAAAAATTTGAAGAAACAATAACAAAACGTAATTATCATCGTGTCCAAGCAGTAGTTCGATCTGATTTTACTCACGGACTACGATTTGCTAAATGGTTTAACATGACATCAGAAGGTGTAATGAAAAAATATGGACCAGATGGCAAGGATTACATCATGGTAGCAAGGATTAAATAACATGGCAGCAGCAACAGTGATGGCATTTTCTCAGATACAAGCTGGGAGACAAGCTGTTAAAACAGCACAATACAATGCACAACTTTATGAAATAGATGCAGTAAACGCAGAAAACGAAGCTGTAATAACGCAACAAAAAGCTAATTTAGAACTAAGTCGATTTCGTCAAAATATAAGAAGTATTACTGGTGATACTAAAGTTGGATATGCTGCATCAGGTGTTGACATATCACAAGGAACACCAATGGATGCATTAGAAGATATTTATCAAAATGCTAAAATTGATGAAGGATTGATACAATACAACGCAAATATACAAAAAGCTAATTTAAGAAATCAAGCTGGCCGTTCACGTTTCCAAGGAGCTGCTGCAATACAAATGGGTAAATACAAAAAATACGCATCTAGGCTTAAAGCTGGAGCTACACTACTTGGTGGGGCTGAAGATGCTGGAATGATAGGTAATTAACATGGCTATAAAATTATATAAATCACAAGTTAATATAACTAATCAATCATCAACTGTACCAACAGCAAAACTAGATCCAAACTTTGGTCAAGAAGTTTTTCAAGGACAACAAGCCTTGTTAGGTGTTGTTAATGACATAGAAAACAAACACAGAAGAATACAAGAAGAAAACGAACTTATAAAAGCACAAACAGATTACACAGACGGTTACGATGAAAATGATGGGTTGTATGAAATAGTTAGAAAAAACTCTGAGTCTAATAATTTAGATGAAAGCATGGCTGGTTATGATTCACAAACTGAAAGTTGGAAAAATACAATTTTAGGAAACATAAAAAATAAAAATGTAAAAAGAAAATTTGATGCATGGGCTATGCAAACTAATAGTAAATATGGTTTAGATGTATCTCAAACAGTGCGTGGTAACAATAGAGCCATGTTAGAAGAAAACATACAACTTGATACTAATAGGTTAATTAATGAACATGTAACTGCAAGTAATGATCTGGTGAGACAAGATGCTTACAATCAATTGTTTGGCAACGAAGAATTAGGTGTAGCTGGAATGTATGATCGTTTAGATGAAATGTTTGAAACACCAATTGGCACAAATAAAGAACAATACAATCAGAAAATACAGGATTCATTAAGTTTAGTTGAAGCTGGTTTTTTAGCAGAAAACAATCCTAATCAGTTTCTTGCTAAACAAAAACAAGGTCAATACAACAATCTTGAACCAGCTAAATTATTAGAATTTACGGCAGCAGCTGAACAAAATGCTACTAATTTAAAAGTAAGTTATATACTAGATAGTTTTATTCCAATAGATCCTGATCAAAATTTTGAAGATGCACAAACAGCATACGATAATATTGTCAATGGTTCATTTGTAAGAAAAGATGGCACTGTTGATGAGCAATTAAAAAATGTTTACAATTCTATGTCAGACAGTGAAAAAAGTGCATTGTCAGGTGCTTTGCAAACTAGATTTAATGTTGTGCAAAGTGATATAACTTTTAATCAAAATCAAGTTAACTTTCAAGAAACAAAAGCAAACAATCAATATTTTGTAGATTCTATTTCAAAAGTTAGAAACGGTGAAATGGGTATTACCGATATTCAAAATATTCCTTGGTCGGGTAAACTAGGATCAGATTATAAAATTTTATTAGAAGAAATGGTAGTTAAAAAAACACAAGGTTTAATAACTGATGATGCTGGTTTAAAAATGTATAATGATTTGCATCAAGTTATTGTAGAGGACAAATTATATTCAACAAATGCAAAAATAAAATTGCCAAACGAAACACAAGAAAAAAGTATTTTGGATAGAGTCAGAGAAGGCACTATTGGAATGAATCAACTGGAACAATTAGAAGAAATAATAGCTAAAAAAGATGATCAAACTTTTTTAAACGAAAGAAAAACATTTCAAAATTTTTTAGTTGCAAGTGAAAAACAAGTAAAAGGTGTAATGAAACAATTAGATAAATTTAATGCATATAGTGATCAAAGATTTTTTGAATTTAGTTTAGAAATGAAACAGGCTTTTTTAAACGGTTTAAAAGACGGCAAATCAGTTTATGATTTATTAATTTCTACAAGTCCTGATTACATATTGAAACCAGATATTTTACGAAAATACTCAAGAACTTTAAGAGAACAATCGTTAGAAATTAATCAAAGTTTAGGAATTAATACTGAAAACAATCAACCTGAAATCATAAAAAGAAAACCAGGTGAAACTGAAGATGAATTTTTAAAAAGATTAGAAAATAATTAAAATATTATGAATGGTGTAAAAAAATTAAAAGCATTAGAAAACGGTGGTTTTTCAATTAATGAAATTGAAGAATATAGAAAAAAAGAATCTCAAAAATTAAAATCTGGTGGTTTTACAAATGAAGAAATAAAAAATTATTGGGGAATAAAAGAACCAGATACAACTGAAATTAAATCGTATTGGCAAAAAGTAAAAGATCATGCAGCTCGTGTTAGAGAAACAGCCAAAGAACCAACTCCAATGGAAAAAGCTAATCTTGATGCTGCAAAACAATTTAAAGAATCATTAGTTGGTGAAGATTTTGAAATAAAACCGTATGTTGAAAGTGGTTACAATAAATCCATTATTAACTTAATGAATGAGTATCACGGTGGATCTGGTACGTTGCCAAAAGAATTTACTGAACCAGAACGTGATGATACTGGACACATAGAACGTGCCGTAGATACATTAAGTCAAATAGTTCCTGATTTATTGTATTATGGAGCAACTGCTGTACCATTAGCATTAGCTACAAAAAGCCCAGTTGCAACAGCTGCTGGATCTGGTCTTATGGTTGGAACATTTAGGCAAATGTATATGAGTGCATTGGAACGTGGTGAAGTTGATACATACGCAGAATGGTGGGAAATATTTAAAGAAGAAGGATTAGAAGCTGGTGCAAAAGAAGCTGTATTATTAGGAGCCACAGCAGCAGCACCTGGTTTAATGGGAAGGTTTTTACCGACAGCAAGTAAATATATCCCATCGTTAGTAACCTCATGGGCTGCTTTTAATGCCACTGGTGCTGCATTAGAAGGTGAAATGCCTACTAAAAACGAATTGATAAATACAGCATTAGTTTTTGGAGCTTTAGGTTTTGCTTCAAAATCAGTACAAAAAGTCAATGAGGTTATAAAAAAAAATAACGTCAAGGGTGAAGAAGTTATACAAGAAGCATTGATTGATCCAATGTTTAAAGAAGATTTGGTAAGTACAAATATTGAAACACCTAGGATATTTCAATCAGAAAAAAAAATAGAAAAAATAAAAACTACACCATCAATTGAACGTCTTGCTGAATTAAAAAATAAAGAAAAATTAGATCCATTTGAACAAGTTGAATTAAAAACATTAGAAAAATTAGAAAAAGATGGAAATTTAAGATCAGAAGCAACTCTTGAAGTTTTAGATCGAATTGAAATAGATATACCTCGAGAAAAATTTACAATAGAAAAAGCAGTAGAAACAATTAAAGATGCAAAAAACGATGCAGCAACATTATTTTTTGATAAATTGCATCCTATATATCGTGCAGTACAAAATGCAGATAAAAGCACAATTAAAGAAGGTGCATTAAATCCTTACGAAACATTAAGAATACAACCTGGAATGATAGGTCGTGCTGAAACTTTTATAAATAGAGGCACATTAGATTTTGGAACCTTACAAGTAAAAGGTAAATCTTTTATGGAAATATTAGAACCCATAAGAGATAAAAAATTGTATGAAGAATTTAGTGCGTATACAGTTGCAAAACGTGTGTTAGAAAAAGAATCACAAGGTATTAAAACTGGTGTGTCAGTAGAAGCTGCAAAAAAAACAGTAGCAGAATATGATAGGGCTGGTTCAAATAAACCAGAATATAAAAAAATTCATCAAGAAATACAAGAATACAATACATCGTTGCTAACCTATCTAAAAGATGCTGGTATTTTAGATAAAAAAACATTTGACGTTATTTTAGATGCAAACAAAGATTATGTTCCTTTTTTTAGAGTGCTAGAAGGTAAAGATGGGCCAATAAATAAATCTGTAAGTAATCCTATTATGCAGATGAAAGGAAGCACTAAAGTTATACAAGATCCATTAAATAGTATTTTTAATAACACCTACCAAATTATAACAATGGCAGAACGCAACTATGCTTTTGTTAAATTTATAGAAATGGTGAAAGCTAATAAAATTATTAAAGATAATAAATTTACAGAAATATACAAAGTTGGCAACAACGCACGATCTATGAAAATTACATCTAAAGAATTAGAAGGTATAGTTGACACAAGTAAACTTGATAAAACAACATTAGATAATTTAACTATTTTTAGAAAAAATGGACAACAAGTTACTGACTCACAAATAGCATTATACATAAACGGCAAAAAAGAAGTATGGGAAGTTGGCCCAGAAATAGCAAAAGCATTAAAAGATAGCAATGGATTAGTTACTGAATTACTGTTGTCTCGATGGGGAAATTGGGCTACTAAACCAGCATCATGGTTACGAGCTGGTGCAACATTAGCACCTGACTTTTTTGTTCGTAACATGCTTAGAGATCCAGTAAGTGCTTCACTTTTTTCTAAAGGTTTTAGAATACCGTTTTTAACATCAATGGAAGGTGCTTTCCACATGGTAAAACGTGGCCCATTGTATGATAAATGGATTAAGTCTGGTGGTATTCAATCCATGATTGTTAGCATGGATAAAAATTATTTTGATAAAAATATAAAAGCTGAACTTACAAAAACAAAAGTACACAACATTATAAAAGATCCAAAACAATTATTAAAAGTTATGTTGGATTTATCCAATCCAATAAAATTACCAGGACGTACTTTAGATGTATTGCGTGATGTATCTTCTTTTGCTGAAAGTATAACAAGAATAGGTGAATTTTCTAGGTCATACAAACAAGCACAAAAAAAAGGTTTAACAGAACGTGAAGCATTAGAACGTGGTGGATTTGAAGGTCGTGATATAACCATTGATTTTAAAAAAATGGGTAGCACCATACAAGCTGTTAATCGACTTGCTGCATTTTTTAATGCACGACTACAAGGTTATGCAAAAATGTATGAATCTTTTAAAAATAGACCAGTCTCAACAATGACTAAAGTTGGTGCTTTTATTGTTACTCCTAGTGTATTGTTGTGGATTAAAAATCACGATAATGAAACATACAAACAATTACCTCAATGGCAAAAAGATTTATTTTGGATTGTTATTACGGGTGAAGGTGATGATGAAGTAGTTTATAGAATACCAAAACCATTTGAGCCAGGAATTGTATTTGGCACTGGAACTGAACGAGCATTAGATTATATATTTAGTGAAGATCCTGGTAGTATTAAAGAATTTATAAGTGAATTAGCAATTACTAATTTGCAAAATTTAGGACCAGTTCCTGAGTTAATAAAACCAGTTATAGAAAATTGGGGTAATAAAAATTTATTTACTGGACAGCCTATTATTCCTTATGGACAAGAAAATGTATTACCTGAATATCAATACACAAACTATACATCTGAGTCTGCTAAATTTATAGGTAAAGCATTGCAATACATGTTGGGTGATCAAAACGCAATGACAAGTCCAGCACGAATAGAAAGTTTGATTAACAACTGGACTGGTACATTAGGAAAATATGTATTAGCTGCTGCTGACAAAGCATTGATCGAAAGTGGAGTAATGAAAGATCCAGTTAAACCAGCTCCAACATTAGCTGATATACCATTTATTAAAGCATTTGTTGTAAGAAACCCATCGTCAGGATCTGAATATATAGAAGATTTTTATAAAAATTACGAAAAAGCACAAAAAAGATTAAACACAATTAACAAACTTACTGATCCAAACGAAATTATAAAACAAATTAAAATAT